ACCGTACCAGTGTTATTATTAATATTGGTACGGCTACTATTATCAATATTGTTGATATTAGTTCCACCAACTATCGCGTCTGGTTTACCACCTCCTGATATATTAGATTTCATAGTAACTGCATCAGTCGAACCTGGTTTAGTAATAGCTCCGCCCATGGCACCCGGACTCATTCCAGTACCTGATGAAGGTTTTAAATTGGATGCCATTTTTTTCGCAGTATCAGCTTTTGAATCACCTAACAAGAATTCTGCAAGTCTGTTACCTAAGTAATCACCTGCAAAATAACCACCCATAGTTCCAATTAACGCACCAAGTGCTGCACCTGGTGGTCCACCTATCAATCCTATTGCGCCTCCAATTTTTAACCCTAAACCACTACCTAACAATCCACCAAATATACCACCTAGTCTTTTTACCTTTTCTTTCATAGGCATATCTGATGATAAAATCATAAAAGCGTCTGTTGCTGCCATAATTTGTGCGATACCAGGAATTTTTAAAAATTTCATAAATCTTCCAAATTTAGATGGAACTTTTGGTTTTGGTATATCTCCAACTTTGGCACCTGGTGGTGCTTTAACAGTAGTAGGTTTTCCATCAGCACCAGCTATCATTAAATTTCCAGAAGCTGATCTAACAACTGATCCGGGTTTTGCTTTTGGTGTTGGTTTTCCACCTGCTTCTGGTGTGTCTGAAACGGCGCCAAGTCCAAGAAGTCCTAGCAATGGTGCTAAGATCTTGCCTCCTCCTTTTTTTAACAATAACAAAGCTTTACCTGCAGGTGATCTTAAAATTTTTGCAAGTCCTACTAATACACTTAAAAATTTACCAGGACCTAATAAAAAAGCAACTGTAGCAATCGTTGTGATACCACCAAGTATACTCTCTTTATCGAATTCTCCTTTTACTAATCTTGTAAGTTGAGTTATACCTTTTGCTGCTGTGTCTCCTATTGCGGTTAATGCTCCAGCTAAACCTTCTACTACTCCTTCTTTAGTAATTCCAAATGCATCAAAAAGTCCAACAATACTATCTTTAAATTTTTTCAAAGTTGGTTCTATTTTATCATACAAAACTTTTGCTTGTTCTTTAATCGTTGTAGTAAGTTCTCCAACTGCAGTTTTAAATTTTTCGTTTTTAAATAAAACACCAAGACCTGCACCAATGGCTGCTCCTAAAGGACCACCAATAGCAAAGCCAATAGCTGCGCCTTGTACTCCACCAGTCAAAGCATTTTTGATTGCTTCATTTTCAAAACCATCTGGTAATAAAAATTCAACAATATCTTCTGCAAATACTGCAATCGCTGCAGGACCTAAAACACGCTTTAACAAACCTTTACCAAGCATTGGTGCTAATCTAGCAAGAGTCGCACCAGCCATGACGTTTCTTATACCATCGAATAAACCTCTGCCACCTTTTCCACCACGACTTGTTGCATCCGCAACTTTTGTCTTAGTATCTTCAGTTACTATCTTTTTTTGTTCTCTTACATTTTCAAGTTCTCTTCTTCTATTATCTTGAAGATACTTTACAAAAGAATCAATACCCTTACTAGTATTCTCGGTATTATCGTCTACTCGTTTTAAAGTTTCGTTAACTTCTACTAATGTTGCCATTTATCTACCTGTTTGTGTTTGCTCCATTCGCGCTTTTTCTTCTAAGTGCTCGTTTAACATTATTAAATAAACCTCTCTCTCCCACGGTAGCATTTCTTCTAATTCTGATAATGAATAGTTAAAATGCTGCATCATTAAAAAATTCGTTTGAAAATAATTCATCAACGTTTCATGAGAGAGGTTAACTAAAAAAAATCTTGTAACCCACTTAATTCAATTTTATTTTCGGTTTTACATTTTTTACATTCATAATTTTGTGTATGCGATAACTTAGGTGCATTACTTGCAAAATTAGTTATCTTTTCAAGCTGTTGATTAGTCAAAGAATTTATAAACTTTTCAACTTCTTCTTTTGGTTCGTCTTTTACTAAAATATATTCATCTTCTGTTTTTACTGCTTTCATACAAGCAGCTACAGTGTCCATCAGTAATTCAGCGTCTGAAGCATTATCATCAATATTTAAATAGCTAATATCTTTATATGTTGGAAATTTTAACTCAACACTAATATCTTTAGATATTTCTATTTCTGTAGTTTTTTTCCAATTTTCTGGAATATTAACTTTTATCTGATCAAGTCTTACTTTAACTTCATTCTCTTCGTTACAATTTTGACATGCGTGTAATATTGTAGACGTTTCACCTACTGACTTCGACCTTACTTGCGTAAACATATAATCAACGTCAAACGTTGCTAAACTATCAAGTTTTATATTAGGTACACAACTTGATATACTATCAAGCATTGAGTTTAATATTTGTTTACTATCTTTTGATTCAAAAGCAACTAATAATACTTTTTGCTCTTTAACAAGAAAAGGCCTGTATTTTACTACTTCTCCAGTAGATGGTACAGTCATTTCATACTTTGGCACATCATTCTTTAACTGTGGTAAAGCCATTATTTACTCCTTATAATACATCAATTCCACCTAATGGTGTATCAATATCCATGTTAATAAACCCTTGCGTATTAGATGCTCTTCTCCAGTTTGTATACGCAAAAGTAACTGTCAGTTGTACTAAACCGTCCAGTTCGTTATTCAATTCAATCGCACTTGTAGCGACAGGAAATGCTTCGAGTAACTCGACTGAATATACACTTCCTCCTCCAATTCCTAATCCAAATCTAATCGGACCAACTTGTCTACTAAAACCTTTCAATGGTTGCCTTAATTGATGAACGGTTATACTCTTAGCATATGTACTTTTATAATTACTTGTAAATGCATTACCACCTTCTTCTGGTATTGCGGTGTTTCTCCAAGCATCAAAATATTCTTTTACACCATAATCGTTCATTAAATAAAATGTCATACTAATATCATCAACAGCATAACCATAAGCAACCTTTTGAAACTCCATACCAATTCTTCTTTCGTTTGTCAAAGTTACTTTTGCCGGCAATGTAGTGTTAGAACATAATATATTTAATTCTCTTCCGGAAGCTCCGCCTCCACCTATGTTTAGTAACCCTAATACACTGCCAAGTATTCCACCACTTCCTCCAAAACTAGTTGGAAAAGTTACTAAAAAACGATTTGGTCTTGCAAAACCTAGCTTGGTGTTTGCCAATGCTTTTAATTCATCTACACTACTAGCCATTAGCTATCCTTCTTGATTCAGAATATACTCTATTAGCGCTTTGTTTTTGCCATCTTGCTATCGGTAAGAATGTTGCAATCTCCCATTCTGGTGAAGCAACTTCAGCAAATCTTGATTTCACATGTTCTAATAGATAATGTTTTATACAAGGTCTAAAATATCTATATCTTGCTGCGCCTTTAAGTAAATTATATGTTAATCTAAATCGCGTGCTTTCATCATACTTATCATTATTTGTTGTTTCTAATAAACTATCTAAAAATTTTGCTCTTAATACTGGTGGTAAGTAATGTAGGTTTAATCCTCTAAAACCACCTTTTGCCGGTTCAACTGGTATTACTAATGGAAATGTATCATAATAAGGTAACTTATCTTTTAACTTTGGATCATAAGTAAACATTATCATTGAACCATATCTTTGTGTATTTGTTTCTTTTACTTCTGGATTCCTAATAAGTTGTGAACGATTAACTCTTGTTAACTGTTGTACTTTTTTACGAAACCATTCTCTTGATTCTCTTGTTCTAGGTGTGATACCTTTTCGAAAAGCTTCAAGTTCAAGTTTTTGAAATAAATTACTCATGTTTCTATTTATAACTTTTTCTTACGTTTTCTTCTACGAAATGGCTTTAATGGTGTATACTTTTTTAATTTACCCGGTACTGGTTTTGATAAAAGTTTCATTTCTTGTAATGTTTTTTCTGTCCATACTTGAAACTCCCAGCCTCTATCTTTTGCATATTCATTTGCTGCTTCCCATTTATTCATATTCTTAATATAGTTTAAACCTTCTGCAATGTATTGTTTAGTTCTTTTTTGGCCTGTAGGTGGCATGGTTTCTTTTTCTGGTTTAATTTCTACCAATAATGTTTTATCTTCGTATATTATTTTTACATCTACATAGTATCTGTGGTATTTTTTGTCGACTTCATAGTAATATGGAATGACAACTTCTTCTGAACTCCAATATTTAACTAAAGGGTTATTATCACACCAACCAAACACAGAACGTTCCCAAAGCGACCTATAAATAACGTTATTAAAGTCACCTTTATACTTTGTTTTGTTTTTAACTATGTAACGACCTGAATAAACCATATAAATAAAACAATAATACTTTAATATATGTATAAGGAATTATAATGTCAATATTCGATAAAGCCGGTCCACTTGGTGAAAAGATCGCAGGACAATCAGGAAGCGTTTTTAAAAACTTAGAAAATGCTGCACCGCAACTCCAAGATTTGGCAGAAAGAGGATTATCACTTATAAAATCAATATTCTCTGGTGATGGTGGAGATTCACTTAATTATCCATTAGACATTGAAGGTAATCCTGCTTACACTGCAAGCGTATCATTTCAAATTATGGAATTTAGATCAGCAAAACCTGGTAAATCTCAAAAATCTCATTTAAAACAAACTGAAGATAATATTGCATCTCAAAAAGAACTTGATCCACAGTTCAGCGACTTTGAAGGTGAAAACGAATTTGCAAGAAGAAACGTGGCTACAACAGAAGAACTTGATGGTGTTAACACAGGATTTGGTAATCTTAATTTTCAACCTTCTGATGCCGCAGTTACTGAAACGTTTGTAAAACAAAAAAAAGATAGTAAGGCAGAAAATTCTGAATTAAAAAAAGTAGATAATACTATTTCACCTATTGGTTTTTTTCCAAAGCTTGGTGAAAGAACAGTACAAATGTTTTTTCCTGTATCACAAACGTTTGTTGATGGTGTTAATTATCAGAGTTTAGGTATTGGTGTAACTGGTGCTGCGGCTGAGCAAGCTATAATGCAAGGCTCTGGTGGTTTAAGTGCTGCAACGCAAGCGGTGTTTGATGATGTAAAAAGCGCAACAAAGGCAGTACTAGATAAAGATTTTAATGTAGGACCGATGGGAACTGAGTTAGCAAGATTTGCTGCAGTAAGAGGAGCAAACAGATTTGCTTCCGGAAGTTTACCTGCTGTAAGTAATATAACAAAGATGACTGTTAATCCAAACATAAGAACAATATTTCAAGGAGTAAATGTAAGAGAGTTTACTTTTACTTTTAAATTGATAGCTACTTCTCCACAAGAAGGAAGAGTTATTCAAGACATTATAAAATTTTTTAGAAGAGAATTATATCCAAAAGCTTTTGATGTTCCAGTAGGTAAGTTAAATGTTGATGCAAAGCTTGGTTTTAATTTTCCAAACGCCTTTAAGATAAGATTTAATTTTAAAGGAATAGAAAATCAAAACTTACCTAGATATAAAGAGTGTTACCTTAGAAATATGAGTCACACGATTAATCCAACTGGTGGTGGTTTTAAAGTTGATGGTAAACCAAATGAAATTGATTTAACTTTAAGCTTTGTTGAGAATCAAACACTTGATAGAGCAGATATAGAGGCAGGTTTCTAATGTTGTATTTTAACGATTTTCCAGATGTTGGATATAAGTTTGGTGATGAAGTCGATGAAACTATTTTTCAAAATATTTCAGTATATGCAGAAGTAATAGACCAAATAAAAAGTGAAGTAACTTTTTTAAATACATTTACAATACAAGAAGGATTTAGACCCGATCAAGTATCACAAATTTTATATGATACTCCATTACATTACTGGACTTTTTATCTCTTAAATGACGATATAAGAGAACAAGGTTGGCCATTAATACGACATGAGTTTGAAGAATATATAAAGAAAGCTTTTCCAAATACTACACTAACAACAAGAGACAGCGCACTTGTTTCAAAATTTAAAGTTGGTCAAACTGTAACTGGAAACTCATCTGGTGCAAGTGGTAAAATTATAAGAAGAAATATTGATTTAGGACAATTAATTATTGAAGGGATAGTAAACTTCAGACAAGCAGGTGAAACGATAAGTTCAACTAACTCATCAGGCGATGTTGAATCAATGATTGTTGTTTCAAGCACTAAAGAGTTTCAATCAGCAAGTCATTATGTAGATGGAAATAATCAAATAGTTGACATAGATTTTACTGTAGGACCTGGTGGTTTATTAACTGAAAAAACTCATGAAGATGTATACTTTGCTGTTAATGAAAGCTTAAGACAAATAACTGTAGTTCGCCCAGAACTAATTAATACACTATCCTCTAGTTTCAAACAGGCTGTAAGGGGCTAACATGACTGCAAACCAGTCTATTGAAAAAGCAACTGAATATCATTTAACCGAAGCCGTTATCACTTCTGATAGAATAACTACTGGTATTGATATTGCCAGAGTTGTAAATATGATGAAAATTTATGAACACATTGAAAAACCATATCTTACTGCGACGTTTTCTTTTGCTGATGAAGAAAATATAGTTCAAGATATGGACTTTCAAGGTGGTGAAAAACTTTCAATAGTTCTTGTAGAAACAGAAGAAGCTAATACTGGTAATGAGATAAGAAAAGATTTTGTTATTGATAAGATAGTAAAAACTGAAAAAATTGAAGAAAGAAGAGAAAATGTCGTAATACACTGCACAGAATATCATATGTTTGAATCAACAGTACTTAATATCAATAAATCTTTTACTGGTTCACCAACTAGCATAATTAAAAAAATAATAGATACGAACTTAGACAAAAAAGTTCTTATTGATGGTACTGATTCAATAAAGGATATGAAAGTAATTATTCCAAACATGCATCCGATAGAAGCTGTCATGTGGCTTAAAAAAAGATGTACAACAGATTCTGGTTTTCCATTCTTTGTGTATTCACCTCTAGGTGTTGATAACATAGTAGTAAGAGATTTAGATACAATGCTATCACAAACTGTACAAAATCTCGAAACGCCTTACATTTATGCACCAAGCGCAAATATTAGTGAATCAATTCTCAAGTTCTATACAATAGATAGTTACGCTTATGAATCATCAGAAAACTTAATTAGATTAATAGAGAATGGCAATGTTGGTTCTAAAAATGTTTTTTATGATACGTTAAGTGGAATAAGCGAATCGATTCATTTTAATGTAGAAAATTTATTTCAAGAAGTAATATCAAAAAATTTACTAGGCGGTGATAATAAAAGATATGCATTTTCAAATGAATTTAAAGTAAAAGATAAAAATATAAGCACTTATGATTCTAAAGTTATTTCTTCTATAAGTTCTTCTGGTGCTTATAATAATTTAACTACAGTATTTAGAAGTTACAATGATGAAACAGTAAAAGGTAACGAAAACAAAAAAATTAAAATGTCTGCTCTTAAAAATTTTTTAGCAAAGTCTCCGCTTTCTATATCAGTTAAAGCAAGAGAATTTTTAACAGGTGATAATAACTATACGTTAGGTAAAGCAATTAGAGTTGCATTTCTAGATACTAATTCAAGCATTGATGATAATAGACCAGTTTTTGATACTAAAAAATCAGGTGATTACATTATAATGGGTGCTACTCATCATTTTTTTAATGAAAAAGCAGAAACAACTTTATTATTAGGTAAAA